AACTAGCTGCATACCGTCAGATGAAGCAGCCCCCGTGCTATTATTAGTAAGGGATAATCTAGTCTGTGCGCCGCTTGCAGCATTGTGAATTTGCAAACCAGTGCCACTGGCTACCGCTGGTGTTGCAGTGCCGATGCCGACATTTGCATCCAGCACGATGTCGCCTGTGCCATTTGGGTCAATGGTGATGTCGCCGTTTGATGCGCTGGTAATTGAGTTGCCGTTGACATCAAGCGCACCGCCAAGCTGGGGAGTGGTGTCCTCGACTACGTTGTCGATTGCGTTTGGGTTTGCGGTTGCGCTGGACGCGATGCCATCCAGCTTTGTTCCGTCTGCTGCTACATCACGCCCGTCAATCAGACCAGTCGTTGTAAGGTTGCCTGTGAGGCCGCCCCCTGTCAGTGGCAAGAAGCCAGAACCAGCTGTGACGCCCTGTTCCCATTCGCTTCCCGTGTACACCTTCAGAACCCCGCTTGTGGAGTTGTAGAATAAGTCGCCGGTATCAAGGTTCGAGGTCGGGTCACTAGAGCCTGTGCTGTAGACAGCGTTGAAGCTATTGAGGCTACTGGCAGCGTTTGAGGCAGAGGTGGATGCCTCTGATGCCTTTGTAGTCGCAGTTGCAGCGGATGCGGCGGAAGATGATGCCGAAGAGGCCGCAGCTGTGCGGTCTGAAGCCGTAGATGCAGCGTCAGCGTTTGTGGAGACAACGTCTGCCGCCGTTGCAGATTGGCTTGACGCCGCTGCGTTCTGACTCGTAAGTGCCGCTGCCGCTGAAGTTGCCGCTGCGTTTTGACTGGCTAACGATGCAGCTGCTGAAGTCGAACTTTCGGATGCCTTTGTGGTCGATGTGGCAGCTGATGTTGAAGCAGAAGATGCGCTAGACGCCGCTGCTGTTCGGTCTGAAGCAGTGGATGCTGCGTCAGCGTTAGTCGAAACGACATCCGCATTAGTTGAGACAACATCCGCTGCTGAACTTGTTGCGCTGGATGCCGCTGCGTTCTGACTTACTAATGCGGCTGCGGCTGATGTTGCCGCTGCGTTCTGGCTTACTTGGGCTGCATCTCTCGCAGCTTCAGATGCAGTCTTGGCTGTCTCACTGGCTGTTTGAGCAGTCTGTGAGGCGTCACGGGCAGCTTCGGATGCAGCCTGTGCAGTTTGTGCGTCTGTTTCTGAAGACGCCGCTGCTGTGGCTGAAGCTGCTGCTGCGTCTACGGAGCCTTGAATTGTGTTCTCTACAGTTGAGCTTGTGCCACTATTGTTAAAGAAGCCTGATTTACTCATAAACCCCCTCCTGATATCTGTATGCTGGAAGGATTGCTTGTGTCCCGCCTTGCAACTCTTGATCGTTTGCTTGTTCTTGGATCTCAGCCATAAACTGATTGAACTTCTGCTCGAACAGTTCTGTTCTTGTGTCTAGGTAATAATCGGCGGCATAGGTTAATGCGCCGTAGATGATGAGATCAGGAGCTACTTTGGCTAGTATGTTCTCGTCACTATCGGCTGACATCGCGTCAAACTCACCGTAGTAATAAAGAACCAAGTTACCATCTGTAGGTTCTGGGTATAAAAACAGCTTCTCCTGCTGTCTTGCAAAGAACATTGGAACACCCGCATAAGTGCTACCACTAAGCTCTCTGAACCGCCGCATCGACACACGCTCAAGTTCGTTGGTCGTATGGTAGAGACTTACGATCTCTAGGAAGTCGGTTGGTAAAGTTAGTGATGCAGTCCTGCTAGTAATAGTGTAGGTCTGCAACTTCTCATTAGCTGGAACACGAAGCTGTCTTTGGATACGGGCGATACCTTGGTCGATAAACCGTGTTGTTAGGGTTGCGGTGAGGTCTGACCTGTTGAGGAGGTCAGCGAAATGACTTTTGATATCGCCGTAGTTCATTGACTAAGCCCCTGTCTTTTTCTTTTTCGCTGTCTTTGCTGCCTTGCGAAAGTTAGCAGCCGTGGGCGCACCTTTGGTTCCAACCCGCCGCATCTTCTCACCCGAACCAGCCGCGATCCGTTTCTTCTTCGCGTGGATGTTGGCATATAAGCCTCGTCTAGCCATGATCAGTAGCCCCTTCTGGTTGGTTTCTTATGCTTGCCAAGGCACTTTCCTGCCTTCCTACATTTCATTTTGTGAGGGCATGTTTTGCACGGTGTCATGCTTTGCTCCTTTTGCTTTTGTTGCCGACGCATTTCCACTTCTTGCGTGAAAGCCTCAGCGGTGAGTTAGGGTCTTTGGCTGCTTTTGGGTGTTTCTTCATTTGTCCGTTGGAACGGGTGCAATAGTTGTCACCAGCATTGGTTCCGGCTTTGACTTTGTAGCCTTTTGCACCGTATCTGACGGTCTTGTTGCCAACTTTCTTGCTAAACTTCTTTGGACCTGAATAACCCATCAAACACTCTTTTCTGTTGCCATGAATCCATCTAGGTTTTCAGCCTTCAGCTTCTTCACGATCTCTTTTAAGGGAATAGAGCCGTCCATGATGTCGAAGCCTTCCTTCTTCCATTTCTCGACAAAGATTACTGGTATGCTTGCTACATGCTGAAACTCACCTTCCACTTGGTTGGTGCTTTCGTTCCGTTTATCTTTGAGATCATCTAGGAAGGATTGGCTGATGTGCTGGCTGTCCGTTCTAACGAGACTGTCAGCCTCTTCGCTGAAGTCATTGTTGACTCCAACTAGGTCTATTTTCTTATTCACTTGTATCTCCTTGAGGAAGTGGGTGAGGGGCGGGGGTAAGGAGAGCAAAAGCCCCCGTTATCCCCTCACGCCAACTCAGTCCGACTTAGCTAAGACCAGTAATCTGACCTGAGCCTTTCGGGTTCTTGTGCATCAGGCCCATTTCACCAACAACCATGTGGGTGTCGGAGTCGCCTGTTTTAGCAAGGAGTGTCCGTGCGAAAGGACGCAAGACGGCGGTACGCCACATTGATGGGTCCAAAAGGAACGCATGTGTGGACATCTGGTGGCGGTTAAGGACCACCTTGTACTCACCAAAAGGTGACACATACAGATTGACCACGTTAGTCAGCGTGGTAGTACCATCGTTGAAGTCACGGGTACGTCCAGAAGCACCAGTAAACCCTGCAATGATCAGGGAGTCTGCTGGCTTTACCATGAGAATTGATGGCTCACCGCCAGCTTCATAGACAGCTTGCATGTTTACAAGCAGCTTTGCTTCTGTAAGTGCGTCTGTTGAGTTCGATCCTGCATCTGTTGAAACTGATGAATCGATCAGTTGATCAGCAGAAGCCATCTCACGGGCTGTGGTTGCGTTACCAGCTACTGTTGCATTTGAAGCACCAACAAAGGCGTGTTCTACGTCTTTTTTGATTTCTTTCAATGCCTTAGACAGTTGATACGCAGTCTCCTTAGCCCTCCCGTAAGCCTTTACAGCATCAGCTGTGGCTGAAACCTGAAATGTCTTCTGGAGGATCTGTGTGTTCCCGTTGATCATTACCGTTGGGATAGCTGTGCCTGCTGATGCAGTGAAGCCCTCAAGCTGTGCGTTTGAGGCTGCGGCTGCAAGCGTATCAGTCATGTATTGATACTGACGAGCATGGACCTTTTCGGTCTTGATCATGCTGTACATGGGGGTATCAGTGGGCGTTATGTCACTGATAATGTTTGAAACATCTTCGGCAAGGCCGATCTGTTCATAGGTCTTATAGATTGCCATCTTTGGGGTTTTCCCTTCTTTTTAGCAATGTGTTTTGGATTATGTCTCCCAGTTACCAAGAATAGCGGCAGCAATATCATCCAAGTCTCTTCCACCATTAGCGACCATCTTCTGCCTTGCTCTTTCTGCATTAGCTTTAGCTGATGACTTCTGGTCTGGAGATTTCTTGGATCTAAGAACCTTATTCTTTGTTGCAGTCTTTTTCTTAACTAGAGCTACCTTCTTACCCTCGTCATACAGTCTGGCCTTATTGATCAACACGATCACGTTGGGGTCCACATACTGATCAACTTGGTCTTTAGGTAATCCTTGTTGCACTGCATAAGCCCGAATATCGTCATAGAGCTTGTTGCTCCAATCAGGTAATTCTGTTTGAAGAACCTTTACGCACTCTTTTGCAGCGTCCTGCTGTGCGCGATCTGTGTTCTCTTTGACTTCCTTGTAAAAGGCATCTGCTTCTTCGTTGAGGAACTTCAAGTCATTGTAGGCGTCTTGAGCTTCTTTCCTTAGTTGGGCAAAGTCCTCTGTTTCCATAGTTTTGCTGGCAACGAGCATGTCCACTTCGCTATATGGCTTAAAGCGTTCTTGCGCTTTCTCCAGCATCTTTTGGAATACAAGGTGGTTCTTTTCGATAGCTGCCTCAGCTTCTTTTCGCTGGGAAGCGACAAGCTGAGACTTCTGTGTGAGACTAGCTTCTTGACCAGCCAATCTTTTAAGGTTCGCCACAGATACCATCTTTGATTCACCATCGACAGTGACCTCCACTTCAGCATCGTCAGATATCTCTGTGGCTTCTGTTTCCACTTCGTCATCTTCGTCTGCATCAGTGTCAGCATCGTCTTCAGTTTCATCATCATCAGGGTCTGTTTCTTCCTCATCAAGATCTTCTGTTTCGACTATCTCTTGCTCATGATCATCCTCTGTCTCTACTTCTTCTGGATTATCCTGAGTTGCCTCTGCTTCGTCTTCGGATAGCTTTTCAGCGTCCTCCCACTTTGCAAGGATGGCGTCTTCGGGGTCGAGGGGCATACCCTCGTTCAAGGTGTTGACTTCTTGCACGTTTGACATGGTGCTATTCAACCTCTTCGTTGTTGTCACGTTCATTCTTGGCGTTGATTTCGTTCCTTACTGATACTTGCTGCTGCAAGGTCGAAACGATATCTACCAAAGCTCGGTAATGGCTGTAGGTACGCTCTCTAGTTTCCGTTTCATCTGGCTTTGTGTTGCAGAAGGCTTGGAAAGTAGACTCAACCATTGTGTTGATCGTGTCGGTGAACGCATCTGTGCCTAGCAGCACTTCGGCGTTATCACCGCGCTTGATCATTTGCTCTTCTTCATTGGTCTGCACTTTGCTCTCCTTATCCCGTTGGGGATGCTATTCCTCTCAGATCATCAGCAGTCTTGAGGATCTCCAGTTCACTTGAGTCGATGAACTGCTTGAACTTGAATTGCTGCTCTTTGAGGTCTTGGTTGTCGCTCTGTAGAGCGTGTTGCGCTTCAGCTTTCATTTGCTCAAGCTGCATCTTCATCTGAGCTACCTGTGCATCGACCTGTGCTTTTGCCTCAGCAACAGCGGTCTGACGCTCTTGAAGCTCAATCTGTTTCTGTGCCATCTCCATCTGCATCTGCTGTGCAGGATCAGGCTGTGGTTGTGGTAGTTGATCTGGCGGTGTCAGGTAGTCACTGACATTCAAGATTCCAGCCTGTTCCATTGCATCTTTGATAAGTGCGTAGGCGTTCTGGGGCTGGTACATTGGGGCTAGTGACGGGTCTTGGCTAAATAGCTGGTGCATAGCCATGTGTTTCTGGCTCTCTGCTTCCTGCTCACCATAACCAAGGTGCAGTTGCACCATTACGTCACGTTTGCTCTCCCATACTGACGGATCGACCATCACATACTCACCAGAGAGATCGATGATCTTCTGCTGGTTTTCGTTCTCTACACAGATTTGGTAGATCATGTGGAAGAGAGGCTTCACAAACTGATTAGCAAAGTTCCTTGCAATGATCTTCTGCCGCTGCTGGCTCATCGTCGCAAGCTGCTCGACCATCGCTGCACTGTTTTGCTTTGACAGCGCATCTTTATTGAGACCTTGGCTCAATCTACTGACGCCTGTGTTATCCTCTTTGTCTTCATCAAGAAGCTGTAGCGTCTGGAATACAAACGGGTTCAAGCTGGCTTGAGGCATTGGGCTGATAGCATCAGGACGCGATACATTGACCAAGCCGCCTACACGGTTATCGATAAGCTCACGCGGGTTAGTCAGACCACCTTTGACCACCATGTATCGTGGGTTGTTGGTAATCATTGCGTGGTCAAGGATAGACCGTGTGAGGACTGTACGGGCGTTTTGTGTGGCTACCAGCTTCTCAGCAAAGTTACTGCCGTAGAAAGCGTGTGGAATAGGCAAGGGAGCAAAGCACACAAACGGGATGCGGTTTACTTGCTCGACATCTAGCAGCACGTTACCCGCTTTGAGAACGCGGTGCAGCTTGGCTACTCCTGTGGCTTCGATATCAAGGTAGATGTAGGCTTCATAGACCATGATGTTACGCACTTGGTCTTGGTAGCCGTGGCTGTTATGTCCTCTGTCAGCACCTATATGATCGTGGCGAGCAAGGATCTCTGGATCAGTCTCTAGCTCGACATCCTCATGTGCATCACCAATCTTATCTAGCTTCGCTTCGCTGAAACCCATCTCTCGTAACTCTGAGAGTGTCTTGCGTGTTCTGTGAGCAACGAAGTTTACTGAATCTAAGCTAACTGCCTGTGACTCAATCAATAGCTCTTCTGGTGGGATAGACTCTACACAGCACTTGCTTGTGTCCACCTTGGTCGAGATAATACCACTCAGGAGACCCTGTTCGTCTGTGTCGCTTTCAACTAGATCAACGTCCTCGTCTGACAGAACCATGTCTAATTCGTCTTGGGTCAGACCCGTAAACTCTTTGAGGTCTTCCTCGAACATCTCCTGCCAAAACACTTTGGCTGTACCCACTCTAGCTACCAAGCCATCGTGGATAACTGATCGAAACAGACCGAAGCCGTCATTCTGCCTGAACAGTACATAATCTGTGTATGCACTACACACAGACGCAAGCTGGACATCCTCTGGTCCTTGTGGAGCAAACTTGACGATCTTGTTACCGCTAGAGAAAGTCTCAAGCAGCGCAGCCTTCATGGACTCCACACTGTCATAAACATCCTGTGAAACGTAGCGGCTGTTACCGTCGTGGGCTGGGCGCGGTAGGGTAGCGTTGTAGTAGTCAGCTACTTTCTTACGCTCTCTTGCTAGGTCGCTGTCATAATAGCCGATGGATTGACGGATGTTATTGTCAACCATCACTAGAATGTCATCGTCTTCTAGCTTCTCGTATTCTTCTACTTTTGCCATATCTTAGACCATTTCCAAGTAAAGTTCATTGGGTGTCTCCACAGGTTCCCACGCTCCCTCATGAACATGATTTGCCAGTGCAAGGCTCATCACACAGTCATCAAAGCAGGACGGTTCAGCTTCCATCGAACCACTTTCGGTAACGATGTAAGTCATCATCTCGCGGATAGTTGTTTTGTCGTTAAGCTCTAACTCGTCCTCTCTTAGAGAGGCTCGAAGCTGATCTATAATCAGCGGCTTTGTTTTAGATGTTGTAGAGAAACCCAGCTTGACGGTTTCACGATCAGTGATCTTGTCTACTTGAACTTCCGTATAGAAGTTACTGTAGGCCATGTCTTTGCCAAGACGGGTGCATGTCAGGATACCGTGGGAATTGTTCTCCACGATGATGAACGCTTCGTTATAGTATTCACCAAGAGCGTATAAGACCTCAGCGAAGTAGTCTGGATGCACTTGACCTCGCCAAGTGGCAACCTGTCGCTTCTTAGAGTCGAGGACTTGCGCCACCGACCAGTCGCCATTTCTGACTCCCATAGCAACATCTGCCCCAATGACATATTGTCCTCCAGCATCATGTTTCA